CGGACGGGCGAAAGCTCACGCGCATGGGAATCACTCCCCGTCGATACGCTCGTCGTGCGCTTTTGGCGTCCGCATCCCCGCTGGGGGTGGCGAGCGACCTCGCGCGCAGCATACGCGCTTGGCGCGATGAAGGAACTTGACCTCATCAATCGCCGCATCATCGCTGAGACCATCTCGCGCATGGCTGCGAACGGCGTGATCCTGTACGACCGTGGGAAGCTGAGCTTCCCCGACCTTCCGACTCCGGTGAGCGCCGAGTCGGTCGACCCCTTCGCGCAACTGCTCGTCGATGTCGGCTCGAAAGGTGTCGCCGACCCGACGAGCGCGCAGGCAACCATTAAGATTCCGATCGGCGCTGATCTCGGCGATTCGGACGTCAAGATTTCCGACCTCATTCACGTGATCGATCTGTCGAACCCGTTCTCTGAGCGGATGCTTGATCAGCGAAACGGGGCTGTGACACGCCTTGCGACAGCGCTCGACATCCCGGCCGAGCAGTTGACGGGGCTCGGCGATATGACGCACTGGGGCGCGGCACAGATCGAAGAGTCGGGCATCAAAGTGCACATCACGCCCGACATGGAAATGATCTGCCACGCCTTCACGGAAGGGTTCCTGTACCCGACGCTGGAAGCTGAGGGACGCGCGCTCACCGGACCTCGGGGCGGTAAAGCGGTTATCTGGTATGACCCAAGTGAAATCGTCATGCGGCCCGACCGGTCGAAAGAGGCCATCGAAGCCTACGACCGAGGCGAGCTGTCCGGCCCTGCGTTCTTGCGTGAGCTTGGTTTCTCGGAAACCGACCAGCCGGACGAAGAGGAACTTGCACGGATCATCGAACTGAAGCGGCAACTCACGGTAACCAATCAGGTACCTACAACGCCGGACGATAACCGAAATGACACAGCCGTCGACACAGCGAATCCCGACCCCACTGAGGCACAGACGGATATCGAAGATATGCCAGTCGACATCACTGAGCGTGCACGTCGCCTGCTGACGGGGGTGGACCGTGGCTGAACTCGAACCGCAGTCCATCGAAGAACTCGAAGCAGCATCCGAAGAATACGAAGCGCTTATTGCGGCCGGACTCGTGCTAGTTGTTGCGGCAGCGGCCGAAGAAATCGAACACAACAACTTGTCGACACTGTCGACGGCCGTCGTCGACATCATCACAACGCTGTGGAATGAGTATGTCGACGCGAAACTGATTCCAGCGCTCACGGTGTCGATGTCGATTGCGAGCGAGGACGCCGCACGTGCCTTGAGCAGTGCACTGGGCGATCTGCCGTTCTTGAACGAACCGCTCGACACGCAGCTCTATCTTGCGCAGGCAAAGAATCGGCTCGTCGGCATCGGCAATGAGTTGTGGTTCAACGCGCGCACAGAGATCGCGGCAGGGCTCGCCGCTGGTGAGGACATTCCGACGATTGCGCAGCGCGTACGCGAGGCGGCCGGAGTCACGGAACCGCGCGCGCGCGTGATCGCACGTACGGAGTCGCATGGCGCGCGCAACACCGTGAACGCCGCGAGCGTACGCCGCGCCGCAAACGCTTTCGGCAGCGCTGACGCGTTCTCGCGACGTTGGCAGGCGGCCGAGGACGCCCGCACGCGTCCGACGCACGTCGATGCAGACGGGCAGACGGTCGGCCTAAACGAGCCCTTCACGGTCGGTGGCGCGTCGCTCGACTTCCCCGGCGACCCGGCCGGACCACCGGGCGAAGTGATCAACTGTCGGTGCACGACGATCACGATCATCGACGTCGATGCGCTCAACACCGCGTCGACCGGCACCGTAACCCTGAACGCCGCTGCTTACCGGATTGAGGACACTGAAATGCCGTGGTCGATTGTCGAAGGCGACGAGCGTTGCGACGCTGGCGAGTTCGCCGTCGTGAAGGACGCAGATAACGAACTTGCAGGCTGCCACGCGACACGCGACGAAGCTGAGGCGCAGGTGGCGGCGCTCTACGCCTCCGAGGCCGCAGATGACGCAGACGCCGCTATGCCTGCCGCGATGCGAAACACGGTGCCGTGGTCGGGTGTGCTCGTCGTCGAAGGAACGCCGACCGGTGACGGCCGACAGTTCGCAGCGGGTGCACTCACGTGGCCCCAGCTCGGCGACACAGCATCGCTTGAAATTCCACTCGGATGGATGTACGAGCGAGCACATGGCGGGATGGCTACCGACAAGGTCGTGAACGTCGGACGCATCGACACGATCACGCGCGTCGGCAATGAACTACACGGCACCGGCGTGATCAACCTGGATACCGAATGGGGGCGGCGTGCGGCCGAGCAGATGGGCACGCGTGAAGACCCTGGATTCCTCGCAGGTGTTTCGATCGACGCTGATGATCCCGAAGATCCGCAGGGATTGAACGTCGAGTACGTCTTTCCGGACTCGTGTGCACTCGAAGAGGCACCGGACGATGCCGGAACGCTGCTCGATGACAACGATGGGCCCGACATGGCGTGCATGATCCCCGAAATGGTCGTGTACCACTCCGGACGCATCCGCGCTGCGACGCTCGTCGACATCCCGGCGTACGTGGAAGCGCGGCTGTATCTCGATCAGCCCGTGCCGGAGGGAACGCCGGTTGAAGCTGACGCTGTCGACATGCCCGTCACGGCTTCGTCGTTCACGATGGAGATTCCCGACCTGCCTCCGGCTGAGTGGTTCGACGAGCCCCGCGATGAACCGGAAATCGGCGCGATCACGATCACGGATGAAGGACGCATCTTCGGATACCTCGCGCCGAAGAACGTCGCCCACCGTGGCATCCGGGACAAGCGCGTCACGGTGCCGATGGGGAACGTTGACTACGGCATTTGGATGAACCGCGTGACGCTTGCCGACGACGGACGCGGCAGCTACACCCGTGTAGCAACCGGCCCGATCACGATGGACTGCGGTCACGCTACGGCGTCACCGCACGTCGTCGGCGCTGCTCGACGTGAGCACTACGACAATTCGTGTTCGATCGTCGCGACCGTGCGCGTCGGTGAGAACTCACGCGGCGTATGGATTTCCGGCGCGGTGCTGCCGGACGTCACGCCCGACCAGGTACGCCGGATGATGGCCTGCCAGCTTTCGGGCGACTGGGGGCCGCACCGTGAGAAGCCGGGTAAGCGTGAGCTGGCCGGTGCGCTGCTCGTGCCGGTGCCGGGCTTCCCGAAGCGCTCGAATGCCTTCATGAGCATGAAGGCCGGGCAGCTCGAACACGTCACGGTGCCGGTGCGGTTCGGCCGTATCGTCGAGCCACAGACGTTGAGTTTCAACGCCGACGCCGCAGCCGAACGCATCGCGGCATCGATCGGACGCGACCGCGCGTCGCGCGTACACAGCTTCGCTGCGCACCTCGCAGCGGGAAAGGTGAACTGACATGGGATGCAACTGCGGAAGCAAGAAAAAGGGCACGATCAACCACTTCTCGACGGAGGATCAAGCCCGGATCGCGCGTGAGCGCGGTGGCGTGGTCGTGACCACGGCGAAATCACAGCAGGCCGCACCTGCGCCTGCAAATCAGAACTAACCGTCGATTCGAAGGTTTTTCGAAAGGAACGCCTTCGAATCGATGTATGATCCGCGTATCTACCCGAATACATAGAGGGATGAAATGCCTAAGAACAGCGAAGGCGGGTTCAACCTGCCAGAGGGCACCGAAGAGCTGAATGCTCGGCTGGCGGAAATGAACGACGCCGAGCTGTCTGGACTTCTTACGAAGCTGGGCGAAGCCTTCGATGCCAAGTACGGTGACGGCACCGGGCTCACGGATGAAGCGCTGACGGAGCTGGAAACACTCGGCAAGCAGATCAAGGCTGCTCAAGACGTCACGACCGACCGTGAGACGGATCGACTCGCACGTGAAGCACGTGCTGCGGAGCTACGCAACTCGGTTCGGCCTGCGGCCGATGCCTCCGCGCAGGCCGACGAGGCAGACGCCGACGAGGCAGACGCCGAGAACGCCGACGCTGAACAGCCGGAACTCGTCGCCGCTCAGGGAGACACGCCGCTCGTCGCGGCAATGCTCGCCATGACGGAGACCGCGAACACGCTCAAGGCGTTCGCGGCCGACAATCTGAAGCCTGAGTACGACCTGAACCGCCGTCTGCGGCTCGGCGAGATCGCCAAGTACGCGCCCGATGCCGGAGTGCACGAAGAGCGCAGCGAAGCCGTGCTCATCGCTTCCGCCGACGTTCCCGGCTTCACGCAGGGTGGACGCGTCGAGAACATCTATGGACTCGCTGAGGCCATGCACGCACGTGCGCGGATGCTCCCGATTTCGAAGACCGGCAACCCGAACATGTACCCCGTTGCGAGCCTGAAGCGTGAGTTCAACTTCATGCTGAACGAGAACGCCACCCCGAAGCAGATCAATGAAGTGCTGACGGCCGCGAGCGACGTCGACATTCTCACGGCCGCAGGCGGATGGTGCGCGCCGAGCGAAATCTCTTACGATTTTTTCAACATCGTCTGCGAAGACGGCATGATCGACCTTCCCACGGTCGGTCTCAACCGTGGCGGCGTGCAGTACCCGACGTCGCCGAGCTTCGGCGACATCGTCGCGATCCCCGACATCGTGTGGTCGTGGACGGAGCAGGACGACATCGACGCCGTGACGTCGGATTCCGTCTTCAAGCCCTGCGTACGTGTCGAGTGCCCGACCTTCGTCGACCGTCGCGCCGACTGCTTCGGATTCTGCGTTACGGCCGGTAACCTGGTCGACTACGCATACCCCGAACTGATCGCGAACTGGCTACGCCTCGTGTTCGCCATCCGCGCGAAGGCGACGAACGCCGCCATCATCGACATCATGCTGAACGGTGGCGGGTCGGGCGACCCGATCTCAGCATCGATCGCCGTCGATCACACCGGCCTGCTCGGCGCGACGACGTCGGCGTTGCTTCAGTCGATCGAACTGAGCATCACTGACTACCGCGAGAAGTACAGCATGTGTTCTGATGCCGTGCTCGAAGTCGTGCTCCCCCGGTGGGCGAACGCCGTGATCCGCGCCGACCTCGCGAACCGTGACGGCATCGACGTCTTCGGCGTCACCAACGGCATGATTGCCGACTGGTTCAACCTGCGTGGCGCTCGTGTGCAGTTCGTCGGCGACTGGCAGGTACGCGAGCCCGGCGCACCCGGAACCGCAACGCCCGGTGGCGCGACAGCGCTCACGGAGTGGCCCGACACGATGGATTACATGGTGTTCGCTCCCGGCACGTTCGTGCGCGGCAACTCCATGTCGCTCGATCTCGGCGTGACGCGCGACTCCGTGCTGAACGCGACGAACGACCACACGGCGGCGTGGGCTGAGGATTGCTTCGCGATCCTGAAGCCAGGACATGAGTCCCGCGTCGTGACCGTCGCTCTCTGCCCATCGGGTGAGATCGGCGCTCGTACGTTCACCTGCGCAGGCTCGTAAGCAGCCGTGACGACAGCGAACAGCACGAAGGGAGGTGAACGGTAGTGGCACGCGGACGACTCTTGATCAGCAGCGGAACGCTGCCGTTCACCGCACCGCAGTTCGATCTGCTGTCGACGGCGACGCAGCTCGATCTGCCGGATGCCCATTGGCGCATGGGGATCACGTGGGAACCGCTCTGCCCTGAGTCGAGCGGCACCTATGATCCCTGCACAGCCATCGTCGAGAACGCCGGGGAAGTGGAGCAGGCTCCCGAACCACCGGCGAAATCGGCCACGACCGCATGGCAGACGCGTGCCGCGACTGCCTTCACGGCATACTCGCGTATCGACTGCTCGCCAGTCGGGC